AATATTACCGTTGAACGCCTTCCTAAGCGCCGTAACTGCAAATGTTGGTAGTAGGTATCCCTTAACTGGCACGCTATCCAAATATTCCAGGTATGGCACGTATTGCTTCTCAATCGCTGAGCGTGCAATTACTGCCGTACCCTTATGTTCTATATCTCCCGTCTGCCCTGTTCTCTTCTTCTCCACGACGTATCCCGGCCCCTGACGAATAGCAATCCTTAATTCACCTTTGGCAACGCTTTTATAGGCAGCCCCAGTGACTCGCCCAACAAACATGCCGTGAACTTGGTTGTAATCACACACCTCTGTGCCATCATAACCAATCGGATTCTCTCTGTCATAAACCAGGAACATCTCTTCCTCCCAAGGGGTGCTTTTGTCTGCTTCAGCCTCTGCTTCATTGACTTGTTTAACCGGTTCTTTCCTGTCCTTACCTGCTAAACGCCTCTCCGCATTGGCCTTATCGTCCCTAGGTCTGTTGTCGGTTTTCCGCTGGTACACCTTATTACCAGCTTCTTTCTTTTCCCGACCACCTACCCGAGGAGCGATTGCTCCATCCCCAACACCCTTGAGTTGGCCAAGAGCAGCATCAACGTTCATATCATCATCCATCGTGCATTCGCCATGCGACCCATTCAACTGGGACGCAACAAAAAACAACAAACAAACGAGTTCAATTACAATCAACACCACCCTCAACAACGACACGGTACTGTGTGTATGCTTGTCGAATTCATACACAAGGCCATTCCCTTGAATGGCAACCTCGATCCACTGGGTACCGAGGGCACACACCACGCAGGTGTGCACCCGCATTCCCTAGACGGCAACAAAGTTGCTGGTTGCACCATACGGTGAACCACCAGAGGAGTTCATCTGCGTAATGGTGAGATTAGCAACGTTGCCACCAGTTAGGGTCACATGAGATAACGTAAGGTAGTTACCATTCGCGGCACTTGCAAACTGAACGTAGTAATCCGCGCTCATCAAAGTCTGCGTAGCAGTTGTAGCTGCTAGCGCATTGACGTTGGAGCCTGAAGGATTAGCTAGATCATTGAAGTTTGTAATGTTGCCACTCGCTAGTAATACAAGCTGAGTCACTGCTACAGTAGTAACACAGAAATACATCACTCGAACCCATCCCTGGAAGTTGTCGGGAAACGTGTACACGGTACTGGTTGTTTTAGTCAAAGTGCCACCCATAGAATTTAAACTGCTCTTTGAGGGAGCTGTACCCAGGGGCAACACGTTAGACATCGTACCACCACTCACGAACGAATCTGTCAAAATCGAGAATCCAAGCGCATCGTATAACTTGGGTCCCGCAAAGTCAACCTCATACTCTGCCCAAATTTCACCCAACTGCGTGCCCGCTGGGAAAGACGCAGGCGAGACACCAGAAGTGGCTACATTGAAT